TTATCATGAATTACATTTCAGCGGTAAGCCAAAAACAAGAGAAATTTCAATTTATTATGTTGCAGCACTTCCTAAAGATGCCGACAGAAGAGATTGTTTGGCTTGGAGTATCCTTACTGGCGCAAACGTCGCATATCGTGTAGGTCGTAAATTAAGCCGGTGGTCCTGTCCAGATAAGTATTTTGTTGCTTTCCCTTATGGGATGTATACACCTTATTATATGGGAGATCATCGTTCGAAGATTCGCTCACATCACGCATTTGCTTTGGCTTATGAAGAAAAAACCTATCGCGACGGACTCTACCTTCCTTTTACTTTCGATGCAGCAGACTTTAAAAGATGCAGAAACAAATTTCGAAAAGAAGAAACAACTTCGCGAGATTATGAGGGAAAAGCGATTCCAGCAGCAGAATCTTATACCGGACGCTATTTTACTCACGACGATGTTTTTAGCGAAGTGTCGACCGAAGAACCTTATTTAGTAGACATTCCATGGTATTATGGTGTATCCAATTGGGAAGGGTTAAAAAAATGGCTGGGGAGCGAGAATAAACTTGACAAACCACCAGAATTTCTGTTAAAATATAATGAATGGTTGCCTCTTGGGGTTGACGTAGAAAAAGAAGATAAGGAACACGAGAATGAACAATAAAATACCCTTTGTGGGTTTACATGCACATAGCGGCGTGGGATCGCTATTTGATGGCCTAGGATATCCCGCAGAACATATGGACTATGCTTATAGCAATGGAAGCGATGCCTTGGCCTTAACTGATCACGGCAATCAAAACGGTTTATCATGGCAAGTGCTGCACGCAAAAAAGATGCAAGCCGAAGGAAAAGAGTTTAAGCCCATCTTTGGAGTGGAAGCCTATTTTCTCCCCAGTATGCAAGACTGGCGCAAAGAGTATGAAAAGGCAAAAGAAGATAAGAAAGCTAAAAAGAGCCTAGATACTTCTCGTTCAGCTACAACAGTGGAAGACGAAGGTGCCTCGAAACAATCAGTTAAGAATATCCTTAATCGCAGACACCATCTGATTTTGCTGGCTCAAAACCAAACAGGGTTAAATAATATTTTTAAGCTGGTTTCGGATTCTTATTCTTCCGAGTTCTTTTATCGCTTTCCCCGTGTTGATTATGAATTGCTTCAAAAACATAGCGAAGGGGTGATCGCATCTAGCGCTTGTCTAGGTGGCGTATATGCTGGTAATTATTGGGAAAATCGCGATGATGGCCCCGATGCTGTAATGAAAGCAATGCGCGACACGACCAAGAAAATGCAAGACATCTTTGGAGACAGATGGTACGGCGAACTTCAATGGAACAATATCCCAGAACAACACGAACTAAATCAATATATTATTCGGACGTCCAAAGAGTGCGGATTTAAACTTATTTCCACAGCAGATAGTCATTATCCATCTCCAACAGCTTGGAAAGATCGTGAGCTTTATAAACGACTAGGATGGCTAGGTAAAGGCGGTATGCCAAGATGGATGTCTTCTGAGCTTCCGGCCGGTCTTGATGAGATTGGCTATGAGCTATATCCAAAGAATGGCGAGCAAATGTGGGAATCATACAAGAACTATTCAAAAGAATGTGAAGCCGAATATGATGATGATTTGGTAATGAAAAGTATTACAGAAACACATTATATCGCCCACAATCGAATTGAGAGCTTTCTACCGGACAACACTGTCCGTCTGCCTGAATTTGTGGTACCTGCAGGTCACACAGCGGATAGCGCACTAACAGCGGTTTGTATTGAGGGCTTAAGAGACTTCAATTTACAAGAGGAGCAAGAATATGTTTCTAGATTAAAGGAAGAGTTGGAGGTCATCTCTGAGAGAGGATTCAGCAAATACTTTTTAACTATGAAAGCAATTGCTGATAAAGCAAATGAAGTACAGATAACTGGCCCGGGAAGAGGAAGCGCAGCAGGCTCTTTAGTGGCGTATGTTCTCGGAATCACTCAGATCGATCCAATCAAATACAACCTTCTGTTTTCGAGATTCTTAAGAAAGGATGCAACAGATTATCCGGATATTGACTATGACGTATCAAACCCGATGGAACTGAAAGAGCAACTATCGGAGGAATGGGGAAAAAACAAAGTTGTTCCAATCTCTAACTTCAACACCTTACAATTGCGCTCTTTAATTAAAGACATCGCAAAACTATACGATATCCCATTTTTAGAAGTAAACAACGTTACTTCAAAGATGATTTATGAAGCGATGCCTAGAGCAAAACAAAAACACGGTATCAAAGCCGGTGTATATACTCCTACATTCGATGAGGTAATGGAATTCTCTGACTCTCTCAAAAGCTTCTTAAGTCGCTATCCAACAGTAGCAGATCACGTTAATACTCTTTATGGCCAAGTTAGATCAATTTCCAGACACGCTGGTGGCGTTGTGATTGGAGAAGACTTGGACAAATATATGCCATTGATTAATAGCGGAGGTATTACACAGACTCCTTGGTCAGAAGGACAAAATGTTCGCCATCTGGAACCAATGGGCTTTATTAAATTTGATATTCTAGGTCTTTCCACACTTAAGATGATTGAAGGCGCAATATACCACATTCTCCAAAGACATCATGGCGTTACAGAGCCAACGTTTGAAGATATAAAAGCATATTATAAAGATAATTTACATCCAGACAAGATTAATCTTAAAGATCAAAAAGTTTATGATAACATATTTCATAAGGGAAAGTGGGCAGGAGTATTCCAATTTACTGAAAAGGGCGCGCAAAGCTTTTGTAAGAGAGCAAAGCCAAAAAGCATAGTTGATATCTCAGCTATCACTAGTATTTACCGTCCCGGTCCACTCTCAGCAAATGTACATGAGCTTTATGTAGAGGCAAAGGAAAATCCGCATAACATTACATATGGCCACGACATTATTAAAGAAGTTACAAGAGAAACTTACGGATTTTTGATTTTCCAAGAGCAAATTGCTTTACTGGCTCACAAACTCGGCAAAGACATCAGCTTGGACGAAGCAAATCTTCTTCGAAAGCTATTAACTAAAAAAGGAACCGGAAAAGTAAATGAGAAGAAAAGAGCCATCCACCAAAAATTCATCGAAGGTTGTGGACTTAAGGGAATACCGGAGAAGGAAGCTGAGAAGATTTGGCAAAGGTTTGAGTATTTCAGCGGTTATGGTTTTAACAAGTCTCATGCTGTTTCCTATTCTATTATTTCTTTCCAATGCGCTTGGCTGCTAAATTATTACCCCTCCGAATGGATGGCCAGCTTTTTAGATAAAGAGCCTGAGAGCAGAAAAGAACGAGCTATCAATATTGCTAAAAAAGAAGGATTTGGAATTGAGCCAGTTAATATAAATGAATCTGGCGTGGTGTGGGAAATTTCTGACGACGGCAAAAGATTAATCCAGCCTTTGACTTCACTCAAAGGATTGGGTGATAAAGCGATTGAGCAGATTATTGCGCACCGACCTTTTAACACCGTTGAAGATCTTCTCTATAATAAGGAAATTATCTATTCCAAATTGAATAAAAAAGCTTTAGATGTGTTAGCTCGTGTGGGAGCTTTAAGCAGCTTAATGGACGAAAGGTTTAACAATTTAAAGCACTTTTGGCTATCAATCGCTGATAATAGACCTAAGACCAGAAAGAAATTGAACGAGAACATAGAAGAGAATAAAGATGTTGAAGATTTTACAAGAGATGAATACATTGAAAACAAAGTAAACATCAGTGGAATATACCCATTTGATTTAGTAGTTCGCGAAGACATCTTGCAGAGAATCGAATTCAATTGCATTCCTACGCTTTCCAACTTTGATAAGGATTTAGGAATTGCATGGTTTATTCCTCGCGAAGTTATAAAAAGAAAGACAGCGAAGGGAAGAGCTTATTATGTCGTCAAGACTTTGGACACAAATTCGGCTATGGTAGATATTAGGTGCTGGGGAGTCAACCCGCGAAAAGATAAAATATTTATCAACAGACCTTACATGGCAAGACTTAAGTTTGAAGAGCAATGGGGCTTCTCAACAAATTCTTTAGGTCAGTGGAAAATGTTAGGATAAATTACTTGACTAATAAAAAACATTATCTTATAATGGTATTCTATCTAAATGAGTCAAGGAGAATTCAAATTTAATGAAATTAAAAGTTGTTCGCCTTAGAAAAAACGCAAAGCTTCCTGAAAGAGCACATTCAACCGATGCTGGAATGGATTTGTACTTTTGCCCCAACGATGAAATACAAGAACAAATAGTCAGCGTTATGGGATTCCCAGTCCCATCTAGAGAGTCGGCGTTACTCTCCACAGGTATTAAAGTTGAGTTCCCTTCAAATTATATGTTAGAAATAAAAAATAAATCGGGAATTGCGCATAAACGTCAACTAGTTATTGGCGCATGCGTAGTTGATAGTGGCTACACGGGCGAATTGTTTGTAAATTTACACAACATAGGGTGGAAAACTCAATATTTAAAGGCTGGCGATAAAATCGCTCAAGCCGTTCTAATTCCTATAGAAGTTTGCGACATCGAAGAGACCAGTGAAGAAATGTTTAATAAAAACACTTCACGAGGCGAAGGAGGCTTTGGCTCAACCGGCACACGTTAATGAATTTTTTAACTTTTGAAAAACCATTGATAATGGGTTTTGTGTTGTTGATGCTTCTGCAGTTATATTTTAGTTTAGAGGATTAGAAAGGAGAAAACATGTCTTTTAAATACAGTTTAAGAAAAGGTGATGAAGGGCAAGAAGTTAAACGACTTCAGAGTAAACTACCGATTGGCGAAGATGGCCAATTCGGCCCAAAAACAGAACGCGCAGTTAGAGAATATCAACAGCACAATGGCCTAGATATCGATGGAATCGCCGGTCCTCAAACTCTTGGCCATTTAGGAATTGAAGTCTACCATGGTATTGATGTAAGCGCATGGAACGGCACTGTCGATTGGAAAACCGCCTCTGAAAACGATGTTAAATATGCATGGGTGAAGGCGACTGAAGGGCAGACACACGTCAATCGTAACTTTGTAGAAAGAGCCAACGGCGCTAAAGAAAACAATATTATAACAGGACTCTACCATTTTGGTCGACCTGATTCCGACGCCGGTATTAAAGACGCCGAACGCGAAGCCGATCACTTTTTGAATGCTGCTAGCAAAGTCGGCTTTAACGCTGGCGATTTAATCCCTACGCTAGATGTTGAAAAGGGGATGAAGACAGACGACCAATATAATGTTGAGTGGTGTCTAAAGTGGCTAGAAGTTGTAGAAACAGAATTAGAGGTGAGACCCTTAATTTATACTGCTCGCTGGGCATACGATCTTTTCTTGAAAAAAGGCTTTGAAGCCGACCTCGAGAAATTATTTGAATATCCACTGTGGGTTGCTTCATATAATAGCGGCACGGAACCAAAGAGACCAGTTAAACAATGGGGTGAGTGGACAGTTTGGCAATGGTCCGGATCCGGCGCAGTTCCCGGTGTAAAGGGTAAATGCGATCAAAATTGGATGGCTGGCGGCCAACTAGAAAGTTTAAGAATATCAACTGCATGCGAGAATTGCTGCTGTGTGGAGTGTACATGTCATCATTAAAAAGAACACTGAGTAGAAAGAAAGGTAACAAAGCAAAAAAGCTAGCCGAAAAGGAAATGGCCACAAAGGTTGCCTTAATGGGTGACTTGGGTGATAAGTGCTTGACATGTGATAAATCTTTTGATAAACTTAATAGAGAAGATGTAGCTACGTGGAATGTAGTAGTAAGACAGGAAGAAGAAAAAGTACACCTGTACTGCCCTAATTGCTGGGAAAGCGCAATTAGCTTAATTAAAGAATATAATAAGGAGAAAAACAATGGAGCTTAAACCACAAGAACGAAAAGGCTTTGTAATTGATTCAGAGCTAGCTGAAACTTTAGAACTATTAGAGGAATATATGGACTTCGAAGATAATGGAGACTACGAACAGTTTTGTTCAGCGTTTGAAGAAAAATATGGCATCTACCCAGATAAAATAGAAAGCTTTCAATTCGAAAGAAATGCCGAGCTTCATTCTATGAATGGTTTCGAATGGGATAAAACATATGTGCTTTTCGAAGACTATCAGGAGAATACCCCGGATTGGGAAAAAATGGTCGACGTATTAGAAGAAGAAGACGTTAACATAGATTATGGAAGCTGGGCGGTGGAAGCATAATGTCTGATCAAGTTAACAAACCCTCTCATTATAATATCAATTGGATGGGCGAGCAAGCCATTGAAACTTTTACATATATTCGCTCTTGGAAAATGGACTATCCGGAAAGCAATATCATTAAATACATTACACGCCACCCCTACAAGGGTCAATCCCTAAAAGACTTAGAGAAAGCAAAATGGTATCTCGAGAAACTCATTAAAGAAGTAGAAGAACAAAATATAGAAAACATAGAGACAATCAAAGGAATCCCGGTACATGCACGTGAAGCTTAGAGAGACCCTCACATATGACGATGTGCTTTTAGTACCACAGTATTCAAACATAGAAAGTCGTTCTGCTGTAAATATCGGAATGTCTATGGATGCCAACATTTTCTTATCCCTTCCTATCATCTCCTCTCCGATGGATACGGTTACTGAAGACAAAATGGCTGCAGCAATGTCTGCCGCAGGCGGCTTAGGCATTATTCATCGTTATAACTCAATTGAAGAACAAGTAGAGTTAGTAAGTCAGGCCGCCACCATATCAGCGCAATATATCGGCGCCGCCGTCGGGGTTACTGGGGATTTCAAAGAGCGAGCCACTGCATTATATGATGCTGGGGTAAATGTAATCTGTATTGATATCGCCCATGGCCACCACATTCTTATGAAAAAGGCCTTAGAAGCGCTTCGTCTCACTTTTGACGACAGAATTCACATTATCGCAGGAAACATAGCCACACTAGAGGGATTCAATGATTTAGCTGATTGGGGCGCAGATAGCGTTCGATGTAATATCGGCGGCGGCAGCATATGCAGCACCAGAACACAAACTGGTCATGGAATTCCGGGCCTACAGACCATAATCGATTGCTCAATGTCTGATAGAGATGCCAATATAATTGCTGACGGCGGTGTCCGAACAAGCGGAGATATCGTTAAGGCCATTGCCGCTGGCGCAGATTTTGTAATGTTAGGTTCGCTATTATCCGGCACAGAAGAAACGCCGGGAGCAGTACAAACATCGCCCGCAGGTAAAAAATATAAAATTTACCAAGGAATGGCCTCCAGAAAAGCACAAGAAGATTGGAAAGGAACCTTTTCTTCTGATGAAGGTATAAGCACCTTCGTCGAATATAAAGGCACAGTGGATAATATCTTGTCTTCTTTAAGAACTGGAATCGCATCGGGACTATCTTATTCTGGCTGCAAAAATATTGCAGAATTACAATCTTGCGCAAAATTTGTTAAGCAGACAAACGCTGGATTAGTAGAAAGTCAAACTCATATCTTACTTAAATGAAAAAGAAAAAATTACTTCCGGAAGATGCGAAGATAATTCAATTTCCATCTTTGGGCCACCTCGCAGCTAGTCTAACAGTAAAGCTGAATTTTGATGATGTAACTAAGTTTTGGTTTTTTAATGAATATGTCAAAGCTTATTTGTCGGAAGATCCAGACTTAATGCCCTTTGTTAATAAAATAAAAGAAAGCAGCATGCTGGCCAGAAAGTTTCGTTTAAAAAAGACAAAAGCACTTCGTAAAAAAGAACAAGAGGTTATTAATCGTTTTGGCCTAAACCCGAACGATATTGAAAATATATTTGATTTAATAGAAGATGAAGGAGAACTATGAATAATTGTGCAGAAGAGTGTGTAAAGAAAAAGAAATCTTGCCGGAAGAAAAGTTGCCGGAAATGGATTGACTATAGACAAGATCTGAATTGTACAGAGATAGCAGTACAAAAAAATGGAGCTATGACTTTAAAAGAAGTGGGTAAAAGGTTGAACCTTTCTTATGTAAGAATAACTCAATTAGAAAAAGCTGCCCTACAAAAGATGAGAAAAAAAGCTTTTACCAAAGATAGTACTAATTATTACAATGAATAAGCTAGAGATGTTCCCACACATCTAGAACTTTGTTTTAAGGAGAAGACAAATGGCCAATAACAAAAAAACCCTTTTAGAAGAAGGTACCGTTCGACGTTTTATGAAATTAGCAGAAATCGCACCTTTAACAGACTCTTTTTTCGGAGGTCATGGAGAAGTTGTGCAGGAAGAGGAAGAAGCCCTAGAGATGGATATGGAAGAAGATCCCATGGCTGGTGGCGAAGAAGAGCTTGAGCTTGATTTAGGCGCCGAAGAAGCTCCTGAAGCCTTAGAAGCCCCCGAAGCTTTAGAAGGCGAAGAAGGCGAAGTTACTCTTACAGATGACGAGGTTGATTCTCTTGTCGCCGCATTCGATGCAGCCGAAGGCGTTGTACAGAAATTGCGCGGCGCTGGCGAAGCAGAAGCTCCTGAAGAGCTTGACGCTCCTGATATGGGCATGGACGCAGCCCCAGAAATGGAAATGGATGCAGAATTGGACATGGAAGAAGAGCCAGAAGAAGAACCCGCCGGATTAGAAGAGATTGAGGTTGTCGATGACGAAACTTTGGTTAACGAAGTTGCTCGCCGCGTAGCTAAAAGACTCTTGACAAAGAAAAATAAATAATATATCATTGTCTTAAAGTGAGGTTTTAGATGTGGGAGCTATTCTGGTTTGTCCTAGGTGCATTAATTTATTCTTTTCTCTCATTAGCAATGAGAGTTTCCGACAAAGCTGAATTTGTTAAAGATATTAAAATTATAGCCTTTAAGTTAATTTGTAGTGCCTTTGAAGATTTGGTTTATGCTCGTTCCTTAAAATATAAAGCAATATTAGATGACGAATTCTTTGATGAAGAGAAGCTTAAGATTCTTAAGAATGAAGACGAAGGTTATATCCTTCGTTGGAAAAAAGAAACAGTTATTAACCTCCAACAATCTGTTCCCACTTTATATAAAAACTCTTTAGATGTAGAATCTTGGGAATCTTTAATGTCTTTTTTAGAGACTTACCATAGAAAAACAATCTTATCCAAGACGGAAAAGGAAAACGAAGCATGAGCGACGAAGAAGAGAATATTAAAGAACCCCTGCAAATCAACATTATGGACGCAGCGTCTCTGACCCCACCTTCAAGAACAATCAACATGTTTGGCGATCTAGACGAAGAAAAGGTAGAAAACATCTGCTCAGGTCTTTTATATCTCAAGGATACGTGTTGTGATGAAGTTCTGGCGGATCCGGACGACCCGGAAGCCGGAACGGAAATTATAAAAAATCCAATCGATTTTGTAATCTCGACTTGGGGCGGAGATGCTTTGGGAATGTTCGCGATTTATGACCTTATGAGAATGATAAGAGAAGAGTGCGATATCAACACGTTCGCTGTTGGCAAAGTGATGTCGGCAGGGGTATTGTTATTGGCCGCTGGAACAAAAGGAAACCGAAGAGTAGGAAAATATACGCGGATCATGATGCATGGTCTGCGCGGGGGTCACTATGGTGCGCTTCATTCACTGGAAAATGAAATGAAGGAAACTAAGTGGCTTCAAGAACAACACATTAAGGCACTAGTTGCCGAAACTAGTATGACAAAAAGACAAATAAACACAATGTTAAACAGAAGAGTTGACGTATATCTCAGCGCCGAAGAGGCTGTAGAAATGGGAATAGCGGATATCATCGTTTAAGGAACTAATTAATAGTATGGATATCAATAAATTAGTAGAGAATTATTTCAATAATGAGGATGAGCCTCTGAACAAAAAGAACCTCTGGGAGATGTTCGACGTCGCTTACGGCGAGCTTTCCAAACTTAAAGGTAAATATTCTATAATTCAGGAAGAAGAAGAAAAAATCAAAAAATCTGCAGGAGAACAGTTTATTCTCTCGCTGCCTAAGTTCACGCCTTCTGACGCTTGGGGTAAGCCCAACAGCGCAGCCCGCGAATCCATAGAAGGATATCTCAAACAAATTCAAGGAGGTCGTGATATTCAAGCAAGACTTAAATGGCTTGAGAGGTTGTCCGAACCAGTTCCAGATAAGGGCAGAGAAATAACCTCGCCACGCAGAGTCATATCAACTCTTATACTTTTAGAAAGCCTATCAGCTTGCTTCAACTCTTTCAATGATTCGTCCGCTGGGTTTATATTCGAGGGCTTTCTCGCGGCGATATTAGGAGGCCATCAAGAAACAGGTAAAAAGTCTGCTGGAGGAGCGCTTCCCATTCAAGACATATTTGCTTTTTCAACCTACGGGGACGACGATCCCGGAATCCCAATCAGTCTCAAGGCACTCAAAAGAACCACGGAAATTAAGGGAAGTTATACAAATTTAGTCGACGCTCTTCATGAATTTAAAGAAGGTATGAAATATATTATTGCTTATAAAGAGTCTGCCGGTGATCAAGTGACTGCTATCGACATTGCTGAATTCACAATAAATCGACAAAACTTTTTGGATATTTTGAAAGCCAACGGCGCTGGCCAAGCTCTTATGACGCTTCCCGACAAAAGCTGGGAAGAATCATACAACACGCTTAAGAGCATAGATGACTGGGACACCTTGTACGGCCAACTGCAGCAAACCAACGGCTATACAAGAAAGGCTAAAGACGACCCCTTCGAAAAGGAGAAGGAACCACGCGAGCTAGCTCCCGAACACTATCCTGAAAACGTACCCGGCTTTTGGGACGACAGCGACAGCGAGGAAGAAGAAACTCAAGAAACACTAAATGAAGCCGCAGGAGGCACTCAATGGCATATATCCCCAGCACAGCTAAAAACCCTTAGCGGCGCCGCAGACACTCCGGGCGAAAATTCAGTGAGTTGGAAAAAGCTCGCCGTCCTAGATTTCTCAGAAGAAAACCTATACAAGACCGCAGAACGTTACACTGAGGTACTGAATGACTCGATTAGAGATCTTTTCCAAGCAACATCGGAGTTATCTAAAAACATCAATGCGTATTTCTCTACAACGGAAAGAGGCGAAGCAATTGAGAAAGGTAACGACGCTGTTGAAAACACTATAACAATTGAAAAAGAAATGTCGGCACAAACAACAGCAACAGAAACAAATCCAGAACTTTAATTTAAAAACTACTTGACTTTTCTTTATAATAATATATAATATAGACAGAGGTAAAATATGAAACAATACAATGATTCCCTAGAGCTACGTTCAAAACTCGAACAAGGCATTAAAACTGTCGCAGATAATGTAGCTTCAACGTTGGGGCCAAAGGGTCGCACTGTTATTCTACATCAAAAAGGCCGAAACCCAATCGCAACAAAGGATGGTGTTACGGTTGCTAAATTTGTTGATTTAGAAGATCCATTTGAAAACGCTGGAGCGCAAATTATCAAACAAGCTGCAGAAAAAACCAATCAAGAAGCGGGAGATGGTACAACTACTACCACTGTACTCGCATATGCGATGTATAAAGAAGCTCAAAAGTATTTAGTTAGCGGCGTTCCTCCCATCGAACTCAAAAAAGGAATGGAGCTAGCCGTCAATCATTTAGTTGACCTAATAGAAGCCGCCGCAACTCCAATCAAATCAATAGAAGACATCGAAAATATC